TCCCACGTTTCAAGGTAGGACAGGGAGGTGCGGCCCTTCTTCAGTTCGGCGACGCGGGCCTTGCGCAGGTCGCCCATCAGGGCGCTGAGCTGGTCGAAAGTCAGGGGCCGGAGTTCGTGCCCGGGGGCGGTGGTTTCTGCGGTGGTAGTCATAGGAGCATTATCTCATTTCCGTAAACGAAAACCAAAGACATTGTCTGTCCATGGCGTGTCTCTGGGCGGACCCGTGGAAGCCTCTCTAAGGTCCTCCAAAGGTGCGGGTGGGACAATCACCCCACCCGCACCCCGTTAGGCCCGGAGGCGCTTAATCAGCCAGCGCCAGCGTGGCCACATCCCCGCTGGCCAGCAGGAACTTTTCCCGGTTGAACCCGGAGGCCGTCGTCTCGATGGCGTCAGCCGTGACGTGGACCATCGCGGACCACGTCGGGTACTGGACCGAGTTGACCGGCGGGCGCTGGTCGAGGAACTTCGCGGCGAGCTTGATGTAGAACCGGCGGGACAGCATCAGTTGCTCCCGGTGGAGCCGAAGCCGCCGTCGCCGCGCGCCGATTCTGCCAGCGCCGCCCCCTCGTCGGTGATGTCGTGGAACTCCACCCGCGACACCGGCTGGACGACAAGCTGGGCGATGCGCTCGCCGTGGGCGATGTCCGCGTCCACCTTGCCGGTGTTCAGCAACAGCACCTTGACCTCACCCCGGTAGCCGGAGTCGATGACGCCGCCGAGAACGTCGATGCCGTGACGTACCGCGAGGCCGGAGCGCGGCTTGATGTAGCCGACGTAGCCCTCGGGGATGTGGACGGACAGTCCGGTGCCGAACCCTGACCGGTCGCCCGGGGCGAGGATGGTCTTGGCGGACGTGCTGTAGAGGTCGTAGCCCGCGTCCCATTCGTGGGCCTGCGTCGGCAGTACGGCGGCCGGGTCAAGCCTGACGACCTCGATGCTGACCGGGCGGACGTCCCGGCCCACGTTGATGTACCTAGTTCCCATGCTGATTCACTTTCTTTGCTGATGTTGGTAGCCGAACAGTAACGGCGCAGACGGACCATCCGAAGTTACAGGATGACGCCCGTCTGCACCGCGTTCCATGTGACGCCGAGGGACCGCAGTGCCTCGATGCCAGAGGGATTCAGGAAAGCAAGCTCGATGGCTTCCCCGATTTCCAAATCCCCGCCGTCGATAAACGGATCGTGTGCCGCACCGATGGCGATGACCGACGCAACGTCCACGTCGTCAGGGATTCTGATTTCCAAACTAAGACCTAAGCCCACTGGAAGACCTCTCACTATTCTCGATGAGCTGGACGCTCCCGTCGTTATCGAAGGTCGCCCACCCCATGAACGTCCTGATAGGTACAGCCGACGGGTCGTCCACGCTGATAGGAATAATGTAACCGTCCGTCTTCGCTTTCGACGGATTGGCGTGCGCCCACTTATGGCATGTGCCACACAGGTAAACGAGGTTCCCGGCGCCGTGGCCTCCTTCCCGGCGCCGTTGTCGATGGTGATGCTGGCTTCCGCGGGCCCCGCACCGGGAGCACTGGTCGTTACTGCGCTCCCGGACGAGGTTCCGCGTTCTGGTAGGGATGTCAGACATGACGACCGGTCGTCATGCCGTCCAGTATTCCGTCACGGGCGGGCCGCTGTAGCCCTCCCAGATCGGGTACCGGGTGACGTGGTTGGCCAACTGCTCCTCGATGATGCCGCGGATTTGCGCCAGCGCATCGGCAAGAACCGTCGGGTCCTCCTCGTCGATGTCCACCGTCACGTGGATGACGTGGCGGCTCACGGCAGTGCCTCCTCGATTTCCCTGAATCGTGCCTTGATCTTCTCCAGCGCCAGCTTCCCGGCGTCGGTCAGCCCGTCCCGCTGGCCGTGCCAGCCATACAGGAAGAACGCGCGCTGGCCGGTCGTCTCGTTGACCAGTCCCTCCAGCTCGGTCAGGAGCGGCAGGGCCTCGGTCGCGGGCCAGTATTCCTCCGGCTCACCCTGCGACGTCACGGCAATGCCGCCAAGAACGCCCGGATCGCTTCGAGCCGCGTCGGGGCGATGCCGGACTTGCGCATCGCCTCCAGCACCGTCGCGTCGGGAAGCTCCCGCACATGCCGGTCCGGCTTGTTCCGCGGCCGGTACGGGGATTCCTCCCGCCCGTTCACATACTCGGGCAGGACGTAAATCTCGTGCCGCTTCCGCCGCATCTTGACCCGGGTGATCTTCCCGGCCCGGTGCAGGTGGGACAGCGCGCTGGACGACATGCCCTCGCCGATCCCCCACCGGTCGGTCAGTTCCGCGCTGGTCACACCCTCGGCACCCACATCGGAGAGCAGGTTGTAGGTGGCCTGCTGGACCCGGGAGGTGATGCCGCTGGCGTCGTTGCGTTCCTGCCGTTCCTTGGACGTGTCACTGCCCTTGGCATGGCCACTACCCATTCCCGGGTACGGGACCATCGTCGGTTCAGTCGTCGCCATAGTGCACTGCCTCCTTCTTCATTTCCTTGCGGATTGCCTTGACCCATTCGGTCAGCATCACGGTCAGGTCCACGGACTCCCGCACGACCCGGTCCCCGTGATAGACGTTGAGCGTCAACACGGGAGGGGCGGAGACGCTGGTATCCAATTCGTAAGTGGACCCGTCCGACGCCTTCCCTGTCATCCACTCCTCACGGAACGCGCCGATGGTTTCGGTCCGGGTGGTGACGGTGAACTCGCGCTCAGCCATCAGGCGTCCATCGACGGCAGGGCGTCGGGGAGGTCGAAGTTGGCTTCGAGCGGGATCATCGCGCCGTGCCAGTGCAGGGTATCCACCCAGTCCATGAACGAAGCCCAGCCCGGGAAGGACGCAGAGTCCCCGGTGCCGGTGGTCCACATCCTCGCCCCGACCCGGAGGATCAGGAACTCGTAGGACTTGCCGCCGGGAGCGAACTGCACGAGCATCCGCCATGCCCGCTGGCCCCTCGGCGGTGCGGCCGTACGCCGGGCCTTGACCTTCTTGTCCAGCTCCGCGATCCGTTCGGCGAGGTAGCCGAGGTTTTCGTGCGTGGCCTTGTGCTGGCGCTTCAGGTCAATGAGTTGCTGTTCGAGTGTCTTGGCCATGGGAGCTTCTTTCTGCTTGGTAGGTGTGGGGTACTTGATGCCGCCGCGACGGGCGGTAACGGGAACGTAGCCGATGGAGGTGTGGGCGAAGCCGTGCTCGTCGGCAACCATCGGGATGCCGTAGGGCGTGGGCGGGTAGATGTCCCGACCGGACAGGCCGGGATCGTAGCGGCCGTCGTCGTACTGGTCCGCCATGCTCATCCGATCCCCCTCAGCTTGGCGTCACGTGCCTTCGGGCCCATGGCCTTGATCCGCTTCAGGACATCGGCCACCTCGGCCTGCGTGTGTGAGCAAGTGCCTGTCCGGCCGAACTCGATCCCGAACTTTCCGCCGCAAATGACGCACGGATCATTCAGCCCAATGTGCTTGGAGCGGGCAATCATGTCGCCCGTAATCTCAGCCACGGCGCTGAGCCGTCCACGTGTAGGTGAAGTCGATGACGCGCTGGGGCACGTCGGTGGAATCGCCCTCCTCGTCGGCGGGCCCGACCACCAGCCAGTCACCCACCAGCGGGGAATGGTAGTCGCGGATGCCCATGCCATTATCTTTGGCGAACAGCTCCATCACCCGGGCGTTGACCCGGTTCTCGACGTCCTCGTGGAACAGGCCCTCGTCGTCGCCCATCAGGTAGAAGTCAGACCCGCGCATCCCGGTGAAGCACCGGGAGTCGGGGGCGACCAGATCGTAGAGCTGGTCGTTGTTGCTGTCGCTATTGAGGTCGATCACCTCGACCGGCTTGGACTCATCGAACGGGATGAGCACCGCTTTGGTGGTAGTCATTGCGTTTCTCTTTCTGTCAGGTGACGACCGGTCGTCACTCTTGGTGGTTGGTTAGCCGATGACCACGCCGTTGCCGTCAACTTCACACGGCATCCACGGCATTTCCAGCGACTCCGGCTTGCCCCAGCGCATGTGCGTCGGGAAGTGCCGGGTGCGGACCCGGGGGAACCGGGTCTTCATGAACTCGTACACACCCTCGGTGTCCATCGGCGCCAGTCCGAAGCCGAAGTCCGGCCACTTCAGGAACGTCGATGATCCGTACGGGCGGACACTGCGTTTCGTGTCCCCCGGCGCACGGTGCGGGGCGTGGTGCTCCATGATGAACGCCGTCCCGCAAATGCCGCGGGCGTCGTTCACCGCCTTCTTGATCTTCCGCGCCGTCTCGTCATCCTTCAGGTCCTTCGACGAGAGGTTGTAGAGCGGGCCGATGACCATGAGCTGAGGCTTGTACGCGCGGACCCGTTCCTGCAACCACGCGTGGCCGTCCTCGGAGGTGAGGTCCAGGTCGTTGTCCCACTCCTCGATCACGGTCAGCATCCCCGGCTGGAGGTTGTACCCGTGCCGGGCACAGCGCCCGATCAGGTCCTTCCACGAGTCGAGCACCTGATCCGGGTGGTTCTCCGAGTCCACGATCACGGTCCGCACCGGCGGCATCGCGAGTCCCGTCCACGGGTGCATCCCCGCGGCCGCCATCACCCCAAGCTGGCGGCACAGTGTGGACTTCCCGTGACCCTCGAAGCCGGTCAGCAGGAACCGGTCCCCTTGGGCGAGGACGTTCGGGATCACGAACGACGTCGGCGAGATGATCCGCTTGATGACGTCGAGGACGTCCACCCCGTAGGAGGTGCGGGACTCGTCGACCTCGGCGATGGTTTCGAGCAGGGAGCCGAGTGAGCCGCCCTTCTCGAAATGCTCGGTGATGTCCTTCGCCCCGTTCATCGGTTCCTTCACCGACACCAAGCACCCGAGGTTCGCGAGCTGTTCGCGGACCTGCCGTGCGTGGGTCCGGCCCGGGGTGTCCGTGTCCGGGATGATGACGATGCTCGCCGGGGCGAGCAGTTCCGAGTACGCCATCGTCCACTTGCCCGCCCCCATCGGCGAGGTGGTTGCGACTTCCCCGCGCCGCCGCAACGTCTCAACATCCTTCTCGCCCTCGACGATGTAGATGGTCCGGCCCTCGTCCCGCGCGGCCAGCACTTCCGGGAGCCGGTACGGAACCCGGCGCACCCCGTCCATGTTCCACGTCCACCCGGTCTTTTTCTCCGGGTCGGGGTGGCGCTGGCGGAACGTCTTCTGTCCTCCCTCCTGCGGTATGCGCAGGACCTCGAACAGCAGGACGCCGTTCTCGTCGTAGTACGGGTAGATATGCGACGCCGGTCCGGCCGGTGTCCATTCCCCCTGCGGTGCGGACGTGTCCATTTCGTCCCGCGGTTTCATCAGCGACTGCGGGTCGATCCGGCCTTCGAGGAGAATGTCCTCGATCCGGCAGTTTGCGTGGCAGGTCATGACAACGGGCTGGGTGGTGCCCGGCGCCACGTGCAGGCTGGCGTTCCCGTCATCATGGGCGGGGCAGGGGGTCATCGACTGCTCCCCCGCCTTCGCCAGTTCAATAGACTCCGTCAAGCTGAGAGTCTGTCTCATGCGTCCTTCTTTCTAGCTGGCCGTCCTGAGTGACGACCGGTCGTCAGGTTGTTGGTTAGTCGGCGACGTGGTGCCACGGCCGCGCTTTGTTCGCGGCGGCCTGCGCCTTGCGTTCCTTCACCAAAGCTTCCTGCGCGTCGGCCAGATACCACCGCAACCACTCCGCACTGGTCGGTTGCTGGTGCTTCTCCGCCTTCACCACCGAGTAGCGGGCGATGTGGATGGGGATGTCGACGAGGTCGTTCTTGATGGACCGGGCCGTGGCCAGCGCCTGCTCCGTTGGTTGCCATGTTTTCCGTGATGAGTCCGAGTCCGTCACGGCACTCTCCAATCTTCTGAATCCGTGATGATGTTGTGGCCGTCGCGCGAGCCTCCCACTTAAGTAGGTGACGACACCAGCAACACCGTTTTGTGATGGTGGTTAAAGAGATGGTGGTTCCCTGATGGTTCATAGGAGCCCCAGTTCAGGGGTCGCGGAACCCCAGTTCCGGGGTGGGGGTGAGCCCTAGTTCCGGGGTGAACTTTCTTCAGGGGTGATCCCCGGTTCCTCTTTTTGGGCAGGGAACAGGAGCCGGTACATGGTGGATTTTCCGGCCCGAACTTCCCGGTCCAGATACCCCTTCTCGGAGAGTTCCTTGATGACGTCCCTAGCCCACCGTTCGGAGCACCGGGCTTTCTTTGCCAGCCTTGGAATGGACGGCCAGCAACGGCCCTCATCATCGGCGTGGTCAGCGAGGCATAGCTGGATCAGCAGAGTGGTCTGATCGAACGGGCTCTCGTCCCATACGCGGGACATAATCTTGATGCTCAAACGCTTCTCCTTGGGTTTTGCTGGGGAGACGAACGAGGCATCAGGTAGAGTGGACCTTGCGGCACGTACCGTTTCCAGATGCCTCATACATCTGATGGAGAAAGCCTCCGGCTCCTAACCCGGGGGCTTTTTCATGCTCACCATATCCCAAGAAATCTGACGTTATTGACAGGTAGAATGGGAGGGCGAGTTTCTTTCTGGTTGGTAGCCAAACACTGAGGCCCCGTCTGCTTAGACCACAGACGGGGCCTCAGTGCTGTCCGGCTACGGGCGGTCGTCGTCCGCGGGCCAGCCGTGGTCTTCCGACGGCGGCTCCTCGTCGACGCCGTACCCCAGCGACGGGTCGTAACCCTCGACCGGGCCATCTTCTCCCGGGCCCTCCTCGGGGTCCACGTCCGGGGTCACCGGCACGGCAGTGAAGGTTCCGGCCAGCTCGGGGAACTGTTCGAGCAGGGCCTTGATCTTGTCCTCGGCCTTCTCCTGCTCGGTCTTGCGCCGGGTGTAGACGAGCCCGGCGGCCTTGAACTTGGCCTCCGCAATCTCGTGCAGTTCGCCGCGGTGCCGGTCGATGACCTCGCGCTCGGCTTCGTTGCGCAGACGGTTCTTGATCTGCTGTTCGGATTCGACCGGCTCGGCCTCGGCTACCTTGGCGGCGGTTGCCTTGGCGGCGGCGGGCTTACGGGTGGTTGCTGTTGCCATTGCTGTTGTCTCCTGTTGTGTGATGGTGCGAACTGGTTGGTAGCTGACGACCGGTCGTCAGGTTAGATTCCCGACGGCGGCCAGTCCTGACCCGGCTGGGCGGCGGGCGGCTGACCGTACCCGGGCTGTACCGGAGGCTGGCCATACCCCGGCTGGGCGGGGGGCTGTCCGTATCCGGGCTGGGGCTGTCCGTAACCGGGCTGGGGCTGGGCATACTGCGGCTGGGGGGCGCCGTATGCGGGCTGTGCGGGCGGCTGGGCCTGCTGTTGCTGGCCGTATCCCTGCGCCGCCTGCTGGGGTGCGGGCTGGTTGGAGTGCGGCGTGGCACGGAACCGGTTGGACGGGCCGAAGCTGGACTCGAAGTCGAACTTCAGTTCCAGCGAAGTCTTCTTCTCGCCCTCCTTCGTCTCGTACGCACGGGTGTGAATCTTCGCGTTGGTGACGAGGACAAGGTCCTTGTCCTTCAGCGAGTTCGCCGCGTTCTCGGCCATGTCGCGCCACAGATCGGCCGTGACCCACAGGGTTTCGGTGTCGTCGTACTTGCCGGTGGTTTCGTTCTTCCTCTGGTCGTTGGCGACGAGCCGGAGCTTCAGGTTCGCCGCGCCGTTAGGGGTGAACTTCAGGTCGGGGTCGCCGAACAGGCGGAACTCGCCACTGATACGGGGGAGGGACATTTACTTCTTACCTTTCTTCGCGGGAATCCACTCGAAGTAGACGTCACCGTACCGGTGCCCGTCAGTTTCCTCTACTGAATGCCTCATGCTGACTTTGATACGTCCCTCATCCGTGACGAACGGGGGTCGGTTGTATGCCCTGACGGACTTGATGGTGGTCATGCGTACGTGTTCGCCTGCAAGCACCGCCATGTCAGGATTTTCTTTGGCGAGCTGTGCGATAGCGTCCCAGTCGTAGACTTGCGCGGGCCATCGCGCTGGGGGCACTGAACTAACGAGCTTCCCTTCCATGTGAATGTGTCTCCTTTGTGGGCTGGCCGCCGCACCCGACGGGGGATGTCAGGCACGGCGGCCAGCGGTCATTGTCTAGCCAGAGTGGTCGTTAAAGTCTACACTTTCCCCGGCAAAAGCGCAGACATTCTCTGGACTAGAGGGAGGAGCCGAGGTGACGCTGAGCCAGCGCGCCGAGGTCGGCGACGTTCTTCGTCAGGCTCCCGAGCGCTTCGAGAATCTGAGCCTGACCCTGCTCCAGATCGGCGATGCGCTGGCCCTTGGACTTCTTGCCGTCCGACGTCACGGCCTCATCCTCGTCCTGCTCGGCGGCCGGTTCCGGCACGACGACCGGGGCGGGGCGCTGGGACAGACCGGCCTCGTGCAGGATGGTGGCGACCTCACGCTTGGACACGCCGTAACGGGCGTTGGCGGTCTCGGCGATGGCGTCGACGATGTCGTACTCGCGGGCCTCCAGCGCTTCGCTCACCTTGGCGATGGCCGGGGCGTACTGGCTGGTGGTGTCGATGCCAAGTTCGGCGGAGACGACGACGGTGACGGTGGAGTTGATGGTTGCAACGGTCATGATGATGGTTCCTTCGGTTTCGGTTGGTGTACCTGACGACTGGTCGTCAGGGTAGGTGGACGGTGTGTCCGGGAACGGCAGGGACTTTCGCCCCTGCCGGACCCGCACGCCCCGTGCTAGTCGTCGGAGGAGGAGTAATCCTCGACGGTCCAGTCGTCAATCTCGATGTCATCGACGCCGGAGAGCATGCTCTCCAGCGCGTCCTGCACATCGGAGTTGCTGATGTAGTTGGACATGGAGTCGGTGTCGCCTTCGCACTCGACGTCGGAGATGGTGACGGTGGCGCTGGAGGTGGCCCGCAGGTTGGACAGTTCCAGCGTCATGCCGGTGCTGTTGCTGACCGCCCGGTCGATGGTGGATGACGGCGAGCCGATGTCAAAGGTGAAGTCGACGCTGACCTCGACGTCGTACTTCCGGTTCCGGCCGGTCATGCCGATGCTCGTGACGATGTCCTCATACTCGGAGCACCACCCTTTCTCTTTGGCGAGTTCGTTCAGCGCATCGTTGAACTCGGTGAAGGACACTTCCAACTGGCGGGCCTCGGTGCGGAGCCGTGCCGCCTTCGTCGCGGCAGTGACCTGATCGTCCGCCGTCAGTTCGGGACGTTCGGGGATGGCAAGCTCGGCCCACCGGATGCTCTCGTGCCCGGGCAGGTTCTGCTCCGTGGTGCGGTGCCCGAGGTCGGACGGGTCATTGGTGAAGGTGTGCAGGTAGCCGTCGGAAACGAACCCGGCAGTGTTGTTCGCCGGGTCTGCCGGGCCGGTGAACACCGCCAGCTTCAGCGCCGCCCGCTCGTCCCTGTTCAGCGGCTCGGACCAGACAAGGTACTCCCGGCCCACGACCCGCTCCGGGTTCAGCGCCACCTGCCCCGCCATGTTCGTCACGGCCAGCCCGCGGGTCGGCCCGTCGGCGGCGTTGTCGATGAAGCGCACCACCTCGGGGACCGGAATCTCTGCGACCAGATCCTCCTCGGTCACTGACGACCGGTCGTCACTGGTGGGCTGGACCTCGATGTAGTGCGCCGACTCCACGTAGTTTTCCACCGGGGTGTCCCGTTCGGAGAAGTGCGGGGCGGTGCCGCGGCCGCCGATGATCGACCACGGGTTGTACGCCCGGTGCCGGTCGCCGCGGTGGTCCTCGTCGTTGTAGCGGACGAGGTAGCTGGCGCCCTCACGCTCGCCGAGAACCCGGTAGGTCCGGCCGTTCACCGGGGTCGGGTCGACGATGGCGCCGCGGAGCCGGAGCGTGGAGGTCGGGCCGTCGAACAGCCAGCCGTCCCCGGACCCGGCGGCCATGACGTGCTGGAAGGTGCCGATGTACTCCTGCCCGGCGGGGGTGGTGGAGCCCGTGACCCAGAGCATCAGCTGCTGGGCGGCGACGGACATGATCGGGGTCGGGTTGGCCACCACCGGGGTGTCGGAGGCGGGCGGGCGGACCATGGTGCGTGTCAGTGTGGCGAGGGGCATGACAGTGGTTCCCTTCTAGGAAGCGAGAGTACGGAGGACGGGGGACAGGGAGAACGAGCCCATGCTGAGGCTGTAGTCATCGAACCGGGACCGGGCCGAGGACGTGATGGTGCTGGAATTGATCGCCGTGAACGACGAGTCGGGGGTGATGGAGAGCGAGGCCATGAACTTCACCGGCACGCTGATGCGCTGGTCGAGGCGGGCGTCGTCGGAGTACGTCCGGCCGGTGAGCCTCGTGACCCGGTCCCGTTCGGTCTGGTTCAGGTCCGAGTAGCGTGTGGTGGACGCGCCGTCGACGGCCATCATCACATCGCCTTCGACGTACGCACCGAAGGCCGGGCGCGGGATGTCGTGGTCCTCGCGCAGGGGTTCGAGGTCCTTGTTCCAGTCCCGTTCCATGGCCTCGGTGAGGATGACCCGCATGGCGTTGCGCCGCTTGTGCAGTTCCCTCGCCAGCGTGATCTTCGCGGCGATGACGTCGGCGCTGTCGCCGGGTTCGGGCATACACCGGGCGGCCCACGGCGCGGCCTTCAGCCACACCGCGACCCGGTACTGGTTGCCGCCGCCGGGCCGCTTCTTCCCGTCGGAGCGGACGCACCCGGCGAGGATGGCGACGGTGCCGATGTTCATGGTCCCGTAGTATTCGCCGACGACGAAGTGCCCGTCGTCGAGCAGGCCGATGTGGGGCTGGTAGTTCGGCGAGTTGCGGCTGATGGGTGCGCCGTCGACGAAGTGCCCGTCGGTGGTGACCCGCCAGAATTTACCGGAGCCGGTGTCGTAGCCGTTCTCCTTGACGGTGACGATGGTGCCGACGAGGCTGTCGCGGACCCGGGGGTACGCTTCCTCCGTGACGTAGAGGCGGTCGGCCTTCAGGGTCATGTCCTGCACGGGGTCGAGGTAGAACTTCATGTCGCTGGCGGGGATCATTGCGGGTTCCTTTCTGTACCTGACGACCGGTCGGCAGGCAGGTGCTGGATGGTGATGGCGTAGAGGCCGATGATGGCCTCGAACTCTTGGACGTCCGGCTGGGCGAACGCCTTCTTTGCGGCGGCAACGTAGGAGTTGACGTCCGCGGGGTCGACCTTGTGCTCGGCGAGCAGGGTCCGGTAGGTGCGTTCCATGGTGTCGGCCCGGCGGACCTTTACCTTGAACGTCTCCTCTTTTGTGGCGTAGTTGTATTCCCGGACCACCCATCGGGGCGGCCGGTTGTTGTCAGCCATGGCTTACTCGCCGGGCGGAGTGGCGGCGGGGACGTACTCGTCGAAGAAGCGTTCGAGCGAATCGCCGGGGCGTTCCGATCCGTTGATGACGAGCGCATCGAAGTGCTCGGCGGCATCGGCCGGGGAGCAGACGGCAACCGCGGCCAGCGTCTCATAGAAGATCGGCGATGCGCTGAAGTTACTGGCCATGCGGACGCACCCCCGCCCTCAGTGCGGTGTCGCGGACCTGCTTGGCCAGCGCCTCCGGGTCCAGCCTGCCGGTGTCACCGTCGAGGAGGGCGACGACGGCACGGGCCAGATGCCCGACGGCGTCGGTCTTTACTTCGGCCGGGACCGTGCGGCTGTCGGCCAGCACGGCGAGCTGGACGAACAGGGTGACGATGCGTGTCTCGGCCTCCCCTTGGGGGTGGAGCATGGCGTCGGCGTGCCGCTCCATGTTGCTCTCGGGTTCGGGCATTGCGTTTCTCTTTCCGTTGGTAGCGGGGTGACGACCGGTCGTCAGGTCGTCGGGTCTAGGTGAACCACGATAAGCATTCGGAACAGAAGCTCGGCGGGTCCGGCAGGGCGGCCAGCCGGATCGGGAAGTTCCGGCGGGCGCAGTCCACTTCATCATCACGGTCGATGTTGAACTGGGCGGCAATCTCGTCGAGTTCATCCTCGGCGGTGAGGTCGCCGGGGACGTGCTCGTCGTCAAGCCATGCGTTCCACGGCTCGTCGTCTGTCAGCTTGGAGACGATGTCTCGTTCGCAGAACAGGTCGCCGTGCCATTGATAGGCGGTGTGTGTCACATGCTCTCTCCTTAGTAGGTGACGACCGGTCGTCATGCTGTCCGGTCGGCGCGGCGGTTGCCGCGGTGTGTCGCTGGGACGCAGTGGCCCCGACTCCATCTATGGTAGCACAATGGTCAGACAATGTCAAATCGTTGGTCAGTCCATTGTGCGGACCATGTGGAGCCGGACGAAATGCTCGGCCGATTCCCTCCGCTCCGTCAGCGGCGAGTGGTATTTGCCGCACGTGCACCACGACCGCCACATCTCGCGCTTGCCGATGGGCTCTGCCATCTGCTCGGTCCGGTCGATCATGTGCACCGGCACGGGTGGCTGGGAGTGCGCCTCGTACCACTTCTGGATACGGGGGATGTCGGTCTTGCGGATCGTGTTGTAGACGACGTTGGTGATCGTCGTCCGTGACACCTGATACTGCGCGGCGAGGTCGGCTGACGGAATCCCGTCGGCGTACTGGCGCTGGATGTCCTTCATGGCACCGGCCGAGAGCTTCCGCCTCCGGCCCACCGCGTCGTAGTAGAAGTCCTGCTTCGGTTTCACTGCCACTTTCTTCTTGACCATGCGAGGTCCTTTCATGCGTGACGACTGGTCGTCAGTTGGTTTGCCGGGAAGGCACCACCGCCCACGCCCCTCGAACGTGGACGGCGGAACCTCACCGGATCAGGATGCGGCCGCCCGGCACTCGGCATTCGCGGCCTTCGCCTTCGGGACCAGCGCATCGAACTTCGGGCTGACGACCTCCATGTTCGCGTTGGCCTTCTCCAGCCCTTCCACGTTCAGCCGACCGGCGGCCTGCACCGCGTCGTTGAGGTAGCCGATGATGTCCCCGGCGTAGCTGAAGCCCTCAGCGGACAGGTCCAGCGCGGTGAGGCAGGACTGCGGCGTGACCTCGACGCGCTTCTCGACCTCCTTGGTGACGATGCGCTCCGGGCCGGGGACCTGCACCGGGTCGGGCCGGTTCATGGTGCCGAGGCCGAGGCCCAGCACGAGGGTGGCGACGGGCAGGATCACGACCGCCTTCTTCCACCACGGCTTCGGCTTCGGGCCCGGGGCGAGGGGCTGGGTGTACTGCCAGTCAAGGTTCTGCTGTGTCATGGTGTTCTCTCTCTGGTTGGTTGGTAGCTGGTAGCTGGGTGACGACTGGTCGTCAGGGTGTGGTTACTTCAGGCCCGCCGCGTCCATGGCTTTGCGCACCGTCGGGTTCGGTTCATAGCCGGGCACGATGCGGCGCAGTTCCTCCACGGTCAGGCGGAGCAGGGCCTTCTTCTGCGGGCGGGTGCCCTCCGGGACGATGCCGAGGGCACGGGCCGCGGCGAGGGTGGACCTCCGGTTCGACAGGCGCAGGGTGGTGCGCAGTTCCACCGCGAGGCCGGAGGCGAGGACGATCAGGGACGTGATGCGGGCCGGGTCCGCCGCTCCGGGGGTCAGCTCTGCCACTGCGCATCCTTCGGCTCCGGCTGGGGCAGGTCCTCGACCTCGGTGGTGACGATGACGATGGTGCGCTTCACGAGCTGGTGTTCGGCCGTGAACTTGGCGAGGTCGAGCTTCGCGGCCTGCGCCTGCTCCTTCAGGTAGGCGTCCCAGTATTTGTCGGAGTGGAAGCGGGCGGTCATGCTCAGTTCGGCGAAGACGACGGTCCGGCCGGGGGCCACACTCATCTGCTCCCACTTGATGCTCCCGTCGGGGAAGCGCATCCCGTGCTGGGTCTGGATGATGGTGGTCGGGTCGATGGTGGGTACGGCGAGGGTGAAGCTCTGCGTGTTGTCGCTCATGGTTCTCTTTCTGGTGGTGACGACCGGTCGTCAGGTGTGGATATGTGGATAACTCTGTGGATCAGGGGCGCGGCCGGTTCTCCCAGTGCGCCTCCATGTCGTGCCGGTCAAGGGATTTCATGTACGCCTTGACCGCCTCGTGCACCTCCTTGCGGGTGCTGATCGTGACCGTGCCGGTGGCGTGGTCGTAGACGTTGATGACGTCATGCTCCGGGTGGCCCTTGAAGTTGACGTGAATCTTCGTCTCGCCCTCCCGGTAGACAAACTCCAGCCGGTAGGTGGGCGACGGGGAATGCCGGGTGTACTTGCGCTGGCGGGTGTACCGGCACACGAATCCCTCATGCTTGACGCCGCGGGTCATGACTTCCCCTCCCGTTCCAGCGCACGCTTGTACTTGATGGTGGTCGGGCACTTCAGGCAGGTGACGGCGGTGGTGCGGGACGTCGTGGCCTTGACGTGCATGAGGCCGCACGCTGTCCGGTACTCAGGCTGGCCGAGGTGGACGACGATGGTGGTCATGATCCCTCCTCGATAATTTCCTCGGGCCACGCCGTGGCAGTGTGCCCGCTCGGGAACCTGACAATGAGCACAGCGGACGTGCTCCCGTCCGTGTTCTTGATGACGTCCTCGCCCTCGATGGTGACGGGCAGGCCGTTGTACGGGTCGCCCGGATCGTACGGTGACTGGTATTTGTTACCCATCGGATGGGTCCTTTCGCTTGAAGCGGAAGCCTTGCAGGTGCATGGCTACGTAGGTGCTGTAGATGATGAGCCCGATGGTGACGAGGGCCTGCCAGAGCCAGTCCATCAGAGCAGGCCCCGCCGCTGGGCCCTGACGTAGGCCAGCGCCAGCGCACCATCACAGTCCACGAAGTCCAGGCCGGAGCGGTAGTCTCCGGGCTCGTCGGATTCCCGGGCCAGCACGGTCGGAACCCTGTCGTCCGGGTGGAAGTACAGGTCATGCCACGTCCCGCCGACCGTCTCGCATCCGAGGAAAATGCAGACGTCGCAGTCGTGCTTGAACCGCGGCCCGGCGTCGTGCCTGTTCACCGGGACGGCGGCGCGCTGGTCCGCCGCGTTCCGTTCCCGCCTGCCGCAGGCCCCGCAGTACCGGTCACCGTTCGGCCCGCCCTCCCGCATCTGCCATTCCTCGCACTGATGGGCGGGTGCCGCGTCCTTCTCCGCCTCCCGGGCGGCGACCGTGATCTGTGCCAGCGGTGAGCGGCGGCACTCCGGGCAGGTGACCCGGCGCCACTCGTTCGAGGTGGCCATGGGAGACTTCCGGTCGATGCCGCAGGCCGAGCGCCAGTCCGTCGTCTCGTTGTAGTAGTGGACCAGCGGCCCCTCCGGCTGGGGTGCCAGCGGGTCTGACTCCGGGGTGTAGTGGGACATGCAGTCGGAGCAGGTGACCCGGTCCCACCGGCTGTCCATGACCTTGCCGTCTTTGTAGCGGAGGCCGCAGGTGGTCTCGAACCAGCCCGGCGTGTAGTGGTGCACGACCGGAGTCTCGGCGGGTGACGACTGGTCGTCAGGTTCAGGCCGGACGCCCTGCCTCCCATGGTTTCCGTAGAGCGCATCGACCTCGGCCTTCGGGTCGCGGGTGGCCTCCGCCCTGCGCCGGGTGCTGGCACCGAACTTGTCCTTGATGGAGTTGGCAGTTGCCAACAGGGTCGTGTCCATCCCGCGCGGGGCGGTCGCGATCCGGGCCATGAGTGCTTCCATGGCCATGTTGTATTCCTCCGCCGTCAGGTCCGGCTTGGCCGCGGCCTTGGCCAGCGCCTCGTACGTGGACAGGCCCATCCGTACCTTGCCCTCCACGAAGGCGACGTACTGCGAGTCGGGGATGCCGCTGGTCAGGGCACGGGCCGCGGCGAACCGGTCGATCTGCTTCTCCCGGGCCTCCTTCGCGGCGTCGTTCCCGCGTTCCCCGTCGGCGTTCCACCGCCACTGCGGCGTGTTCCTGCACTTGTCGCAGGTGGTGGCGGTCGGGTCGGGGTCGAGCCGGGAGTTGCGGCGGCCGACGGCGTCCGCCCCGCAGACGAATGTGCTGGCGGGATGGGGCTGGAAGTGTTGCATGGTGCGTACCTCTTTCGGGTAGGTGGACTGACGACCGGTCGTCAGTGGTGGTAGCGGTGCAGGCAGAGCATGAAGTACAGGTGGGCGGCGGAGTAGATGATCCCGTCCGGGATGGAGAGCCAGTATAGGTCGCCGGGTTCGGGCTCGGGCGGCAGTTCAATCTCGATGACCCGGACCGTGACGGGGAAGACGTTGACGACCTCGACCGCGAACGGCAGGCGGGCGGCTGAGGCACGGGCAATCAGCCACGCCTCCTCCAGTGAGTCGGCCCCGGTGATGGGCCGGTCGACCTCGTTGCCGTCGGAGACGCGGCGGAACCGGGCCACGAACGCCTTCATGTCAGCGCCCCCGATGCCTTGACCACGGCGGCCATGACCTCGCTCATGGGGTGAATGCGTGGCGTGGCATACAGCCCCCACGCCACGGCACAGTCGCAAATCTCGGTGCCGGTGATGCCGTCGCCATCGTCGTCCTTGTCCCAGCGTGCGGCGAACTCAGCCTTGGTCATGGTCACTTGACGTCCTCCAGCCGCATCGCCGCGGTGCTGATCTGGGCCCGGCGCAACTGGAACCGGCGGCGCAGATTCCACCACGGGGTGTCCTCGATCATGTGCTCAATGACGTGGAGGGTGACGTGCTTCAGGTGATCGAACGCGACTTGCTGTTCCAGTTCCTCGAACAGGGCGTCAATGTCGGAGCGCACCTGATTCAGCGCCTCGACCTGCTCCGGTGTCATGGCGCGTTCGGTGTACTGGTCGATGCATTTGAAGCAGGTGATTTCGTCACGGTCCATGGTGCACATGACGAGCTGGTGTTCGCCGCCGTGGCTGGTGTGCCGCACCCCGCAGAGGGGCAGGTGGCCGGTGTGGTGCGGGGCGTAGTGGACGGGGTGGATGTTCATTGCGGGAGTCTCTTTCAGTGAGTAGGTGAGGGGTGACGACTGGTCGTCAGAGGAAGTCGAGCGGGTCGCCGTCGCCGACCGCGTCCATGAACGCATCGAAGTCGCCGTCCACGGCCGCGGCCTGAGCCTCGGCCTTGCGGTCCCGGGCCGGTGCCTCACCGACGACGAGCCGCTGTCCCTTGCCGGTGCCGAGGTCCGGGAAGCGGCGGTTCTCCTCCCAGCACGGGGTGCACATGTTCGCCCATTGTGAGCCGTGGTTGGTGGCGGCGTCGTACTCGGCGGGCACTCCGGACACTCCGAGGTTGTACTTGTGAATGTCGCAGTCGGGAAGCTTGGAAACGTAGGCGGTATCAGACATGGCGTGCTCTCTTTCGGGGCAGGTGGGGTGACGACTGGTCGTCAGTTGGTGTGGTCGGAGTGGATGCAGGAACCGTTCTCGTCGAACTCTGCGCAGACGGACAGCTCGACCGGCTGGAACTCGTTGTCGAGCGGACCGAACACGGCGCCCAGCACCCAGCGCCATGCGTCCTCAGGGGTGGGGCCATTGCCCCATTCCGCAGCATCTTCGATGGTCGGGGTGTCGGTGCCATAGGCGATGAGCACCTGATGCACCGTGGTTACGCCGTCCTTCAGCGTGACGACGTGTTCGCTGGTGCCGTGGAACTTCTGGACGAACCGCTTGGCCTCGTCGAGCGGGCCGGTGTAGTACAGGTCGCCGTTGCGGACCTCGAAGTCATTGGCGGTAACGGTGTAAGTCATTGCGTGCTCTCTTTCGGGGCAGGAATTGATTGGTTGGTTACGGGAATGGCGGGGTGACGACTGGTCGTCAGGTACGGGGGTAGCGGGTATTGCGTAGATCAAAAAGGAACAGGTGCAGGTGTCATTGCCTGTAGGTTACGTACACAGGTGACGACCGGTCGTCAGTCGCCGTCAACGCCGGTCGGTCGGCGGGTTGAGAGCCACATAAGTTCCACTGACAGGGCAGTCAGCGCCCGGTCCACAAATTCCTCGGCGACAGCGAGGCGGCCAGCGCGAATGGCATCCAGCGCGTCGGCAAGCAGGAGGTTCTGGTCGGCGATGGTACGCCGTGCATGGGTGCGGACCGTTTCGTGATCGTCGATCAGGTGGCTGATGCGGATGGTGTCGGGCGAGTGTGTCATGGTGCGTGCCTTTCTGGCAGGTGGTGACGACCGGTCGTCAGGGTGGTTGGCGTGTTGAGCGGGGTGGAACCGAACACACCCCGCCCAACCCAAAGGACTATACCAGCTTGGTCAGACAATGTCAATTCATGGTCATGAGGTGTAGGTGAGCCGGAACCAGTACCAGCGCCCATCCTTGCCCACGACGACGGCATCCTCGGCCGCCGCATCCTGCGGGTAGGCATCGGTGGCGCCCATGAAGTCCACCCGGTACGCCCGGTTGGTGACGACGCGCATCTTCGCTGATGCTCCGCCGTGATCCCAGATGTCCCATGCCGTGACCTTGGTCGGATCACTGGTGTCCGGTGCGGAGGTGGAATGCGGGGCGTTGATCGAGAGGTCGACGGCACCGAGGGCGAGGCCCCCGAACAGCGCGGCAGTAAGGACTATGGGCAGGGCGATACGGCGAGTGAACATGGTGGTTCCTTCTATGAGTGAGTGCATACGGGGATGGGAGGGTGACGACCGGTCGTCAGGTGACCGGCCGCCACCCATGGCGGGCCTAGAGCAGGCGGGAATCGTAGGCGATGACGCCGTCGATCCTCTGGTGCATTCCGATGACACTGCCGCGTTCCCACAGGGTGACCCAGTATGAGGGCTCACCCGCGTTGTCCTCGATACGCCGGGCGAACTCCTCGTAGGCGTACCCGATGGACCGGCACGTGAACTGGTCCCCATTCTGTGAGCACACGATGAACGGGGGAAGGGCCTGCAACTGCGCAGGGGTGAACGGCACTACGGGCAGGTGGGGCAGGGCGGGAAGGGTGGTGGCAGTCATGGCGAAGTCTCTTTCGTGAGGGTGGTGCGTGTCTGGCAATGGACATTCAGTGAGTGGGCACAACGGGTGACGACCAGTCGTCAGGTATCCCGTTCCCGGCCAGCGCCATGTAGCGCATGACCCACCAGTGGCGCGGGATTCGAGGGGTCTGGTCCAGCGCAGGGAACACCTGCTCAGCCTCCATCACGGGGGTGAGGGTATAGAAGTGCGGCCAAGGGTGGAGTATCCAGTCGATCATGGTCGGCACTCCATGTATTCGGTGACGATGCCGTCGACAATGTGCCACACCTGCTGAGACACGTCGGTTTGGTAGGCCCAGTTCCACCCATCATCGGTAGCCCAGTCGAACGTGCGGCTGGCGTGTTCGGCAGGGATGGGTTCAATGACCGGGCCGTAGCCCATATATGCCGCGATCATGGTTTCCTCCGGCGGAGACTGCGCAAACATCACACCGTTGGCGGGGTCGGTCATGGCTATGTAGTGAGTGGGCATGGGAAGGGTCCTATCTGTGATGGGTGGATGGGTGAGTGAGTGACGACCGGTCGTCACCCCTGATTGAGGATGAACTCGGCGACGACGTTGCGCCTAGGTGCCGGTGCCGGACCAGCGCATGAGGGTACCGGCATAGGGAGAGAGAACACCCAAGCTATGAGGGCATCGGACACAAGGGGCTTGGGCGTACGGAACGTGGGCATGGGGATGGGACCTTTCAGTGAGTGACGACCAGTCGTCAGGTAGACGAACGGGAGGGGATGGAACAGCGCCCGATACCGCATCACGGCCAGCGCGTGCTGTTCAGTGAGTGAGTGATGCACGTATAGGGAAAGACAACGCTTCAGTGAGTGAGCACATTCAGTGAGCGATTCAGTGAGTGAGCAACCCACATAGGGGAGAGACTGACGACCGGTCGTCACCCGCAACACGGGCGCTGGTGGCCGTCACCTGCCCGGCCACGCACGGACCGGACGACGGGAACGGGAAGCTGCCACACGGGCACGGGAAAGACCCCCGGGACCGAAGCCCCGGGGGTTCCCCCACTAACCCCTACTCCGCGGCGGCGGCTGAATCGGCCTGAGATTCTTCGATCCAAGCCACCATCCGGGCGACGTAGGCCGCGGCTTCCGTCAGTTCCTTCTTGGACAGGCTCACCTTGGAACGCTTCAGTTCCGCGACTCGATTAGCGGCCAGCTTCAGACCCTCGACGACCAGCGTGCCCGTGATGCCGTCAGCCTTGCCAGCTGACGACCGGTCGTCACCTTCAGACCCACCCTTGCCACCCTTGGCCGCTTCAGCGGCGGCTTTAGCGGCTTTAGCGGCGGCGCGTTCCTCCCGACGCTTAGCGGCGATGCCGTCAGCGTAGAACTTGTTGACGAAAGCCAGTTCCTTATCGGAGACGCCGCCCAGCATATCGGCCATGGGGAAGACTCCCTTGTCCATACCAGCCTGCCCCACCTTCAGGAGGTCGTTGACCGTTGTGCGCGGGAAGCCGGTCATACGGGCGGCGTAGCTGGCGTTGGTGGGCTTGCCCTTGCCTTCAGGGTGGGCGGCAATCAGGTACACGCCGCGCACCTTCAGGGCACGTGCCAGTTCCTTGGCCGTCTGCGCGGCGTCCGCCATGGACCGGGCCGCTTCTTCCGCCGCGCCTTGTTCCGTTTCGTGGTGGGCGGCACCGGTGGCCATGGTGACCAGTGCATCGACGTCTGCCCACGTGGGCTCACTGACGGTGACGACCTGACGACCGGTCGTCACCTTGGGCTTGGCCGTCTTGGCGGCAGGCTTGCGGGTTGCGGGCTTGCGGGTTGCGGTTGCAGTCATTGCAATCACGGTCCTTTCGGTTCTGCCGTCGGACGGTCCGGCGGCGAGCCCCCATCATGCCCAGACCAGCTGACCAAAGTCAAACCATCCAATGACCAGTGACCAGCCACACCCTGACGACCGGTCGTCACCCAACAACCCCGGTACCCCATGACAACGGCCCAAAACGGGCCCCGTACTTACGCTGGCCGTGTCAACATCCAAGACCCCTTCCGAATGGAATGCGTATACGGAAATGTCCGACCGTCCGAAAATTTTGGAAAATCCCCTGTAGCCGAACGACCGCTGGCCCAGCATGGGGTATTCGGGGGGTAACTGTCGGTCCCCCACCGGGCGGAGTCGAAGGATATTCGGCCCGGGGGCACAGAAAAGGCCCCCTTACGGCACTGCCCACTCGGTGGGGCCTTATCGGGAGCCGATCTGTGCTGGTCCGCCGGGATTCGAACAGCCGGTCTGCCATACCTTGCGGCGTAAACAGTCGCCTACCGGGCCAGCTCTGCCCTTGCTCCCGTTTGCGGCGGGTCTGGTGGCAGGTTCTTCGCCTCACAAGGACGAATGGCACCAGCATAATGCCCCGGACATGGAAAAGGGCCGCCCAGCACGGCCCTCTTGCGCTTCCACCTGCTTGGTGCACCGGACACATGCACTCTCATCCTGTTCCCCGCGGGGATATTTCCACGCTAACCGGCGTTTCGGTAAACGTAAACCCTTTGCGGGGTGCGATCATGTATCCGTATACGCTTTCCCGGAAAAATCCGTCCGGGCTTCGCCCAGAAAAGGAACCTCATGCGCCCCGCCCACCACACAGGAGACATGCCGTGATCGAGAACGTGACCAGCCCCGGAGCGTCCGTCGACGTCGCCCTCACCGCCCCCGGGGAACCGCTCTCCGTCGGAGACACCCCCATCGGCGTCGCCACCGACCATGGCGTGTCCCTCATCATCACCAGCTCCGACGGCAAGCGGGCCGTCCTGATCCTGAACCCCTCCGAAGCGATCGTTCTCGGCGGTTCCATCCACAAGGCGGGCCGTGCCGCCCGGAAATCCGCGAGGGCCGCCGAATGAGCGCCGCCCCCGGCAACGAACACGCCCACATCCACGCCAAGACCATGCACCGCTACCACGAGGACGCCGCCAAGACCTGCCGCCTCCTCGTCGGGGTCTTCACCGCCGTCGCCGTCCTCGACGGGTGGATGTTCGTCACCACCGAAGCTGTCCCCTTCGCCTTTGCCGCCGGACTCGCCCTCGCCGCGATCATCACCGGGGCCATCTGGTTCACACATCACGGCAAGCAGACCGCCGCGTGGCAGGACCGGCTCAACGTCCTCGAAGGCGGACGCCGGGACCGCAAAATCCACGCCCCCCACCCCTTCAACTCAGGACAGTGGTAGCCGTGGCCTCTCCCTACTCCCACCCGTCGATGCCCGGAACCCCGGCCGACTTCCCCGGCCACGTCACGGCCTCCCCGAAAGGACTCTCCCCATGGCACGACACATGTACCGCAGACACCGCCGTCGTATCGAGCGTCAACTGGCACGGCGATCTGCTGGCGCAGGCTACCGCTTTCATGACACAGCCCTTGGACTCGCCGGAGTGTTCTTCCTCCTCGGCCTCCTCATCGCTCTGAAGCAGGTGCTCGGTGGCTGACTACCCCTTCGCGCACGCCGCCCAGACCGACGAGGACAAGGACGTGTCCTTCACCCTCACGGCCACAGGCCTGCACCCCGAGTTCATGGCGCTGTTGACCGGGATGCACCCGGCGCACTTCGACGCCGAAGGCCACGCGCTGGTCGAGGGCATCATCGAGCGGAAAGAAGCCACCGATGGCAAGTCCTGAAGAACGGGTCGAGACGGCCCGGCAGTTCATCATTGGCGGCCGGGGCCACGGCAAGAACTCCCATCTCGCCCACCTCCGCAAGCTGGAAGCGGCCATGCGCGAGCTGTACCCGCCGGTCCCGCCTGCCGAAGTTGTCGGCAACCTGAGTGTGCGCTGGTCCTGCCCGAGGCCTACTGCACCGGTGTACCCGGTCGGCAGTATGGGCTGGCTCGACCAGCAGACCCGCCTCGCCACTGAGGGGAAGACAACCATCCCCCAGATCGTCGCCCAGATGCAGGCGGCCCGGTCCGCCAGCGGGACAGGGAAGTGATGGGGCACCTGACAACGAGGTCAGCGGAACTGATGACCGAGCACATCCACAAGCCCGTCCCCGTGATGGCCGTACAGGTCACCAACGCGAACGCCGACAGCATCCGCCAGATGCTCAACGGCAAGCTGTATCAGGACCCGGCCGGGGGCGGCCTGCGCATCTACTTCCACTGCTGTAACGGGCGCCAGTCCGTCGGCTGGGGCGGCTGGGTGCTGAAGGACAAGAAAGGCTTCAGGTCGATGACCAACGAAGAATTTACCGAAGAATACGAGGAGAAGTAAGTGAATACCCCCATTACCCTGTACCCGGTGCACAACACCGTCGAGGCCATGCAGTTCACCGGCACAGGCGAGTCCGCATGGGCTATCGCCAAGTGGCTTCAGGAGTCCACCAAGGGCAAGCGGGCCGAGCCCCACCTGACGCTCAGCTACACCGAGAGCCTTTACGGCCCCTCGGAGTTCTCCTTCAGCACCGGGACCGACACCTACGAGCTGAGCTACCGCGACTGGGTCATCAAGGACGGGGACCTGTTCTCCGTCGTCCGCGGGCAGGACCTCCCGTACCGCTACGTCAACGGCATCGACAAGATCAAGCTCGAAGCGGGGATGTCCTGATGGCCCGCCCCCGCCTCGGCTCCGCGGCCAAGAACACCGTCGGCTCCGTCCGCCTCACCCGCTCCGAGGCAGAAGCCCTCGAAGAAGAATTCGACACCGTCAACAGGGCACTGCGCGCGCTGGTCAACGACCACCTCGCCAAGCGTGCCGCCCTCCGCAAGAAAGCAGGACCGACCAAGTGAGGCTTCTCGTTTTCGCCAAAGACCTCAACGACTTCAAGGCGTGGTGCTGGGAGCGGCAGATTCCGCTGATGCACGCCACCTATGTGCACCGCACCGACCAGTTGCACGCAGTGAACTGGCGCAACGCCCGGATCGCCCGTACCGCGCACGCCAGCCTGCACCCGAACAGCGCTGACATCGAGTCGTACATCTCGAACCACCCCTCGCTCGCTCCTGCCCAGAAGGACGGCCGCGCATGAGGGCCGTCAGGTTCGCCAAGAGCCTCGAACCCCTGCTCGTTCCCATCGACCGGGTCCGCCAGCACCCGGAAAACCCCAACAACGGGGACGATGAGGCCGTGCTGGAGTCCGTTCAGGTCAACGGCTTCTACACCGCAGTCACCGCAGACCCCACCACCGGCTACATCGTCGCCGGAAACACCCGCTACCGGGTGCTGTGTGCCCTGAACGCGACCCACATTCCCGTTATCTGGGAGGACAAGGACGTTGACGGCCAGCGGCGCATCCTTGTGGGCGACAACAAGCTGGGAAAGCTCGCCGTCATCGACGATTCGGCGCAGATTGAACTGCTGAAGCGGCTCCAAGAGACCGAAATGGGCCTCGTCGGGTCCGGCTTCACGGAAGAATCCTTCGCGAAGTACCTCAACGACATCGAGCTGATGAAATCCATGCCCATCGGGGACGGATTCGGCGCCGGAGGGCCCGCCCCGTCCGGCATCCATCAGGTCGTGCTCGAATTCGACAGCGAGGACGACCGCGACATGGCGTTCGCGGAGCTGGTGGAGCGCTACGACAACGTCAGGACGGTGAACCTGTGAGCCACAACGACAGTACCCATGAAGGAGTCATCGGGAGGGTGGAAGTTCCGGCAATTATGGACGTCCCGCCTTTTAGGGGTCTGGACGAGATGGTAACGCTGGACTTGCACGCCGACGGTTGCGTTAGCTGGTGGAAGTCATGAGCGAAGGACCTATCCCCGGGAGCGTCAAGGCCATCGACGCCGCCATCGAGAAGGGCAAGGACCCCAACGCGGACCTGAACACCGTGGACAAGTCCGCGACCAAGGCTCAGGCCGCGCTGGCACTGAAGCTCTACGGCGCCAGCCACACCCAGATCGCCGAACAGCTCGGCTACTCCTCCGCCGCCCGGGCACGGGCCGCCATCGAACGCCTGCTGGCCTCCTCCGCGGACTCGGCCGAGGACCGTGACATGATGCGCGAGCTGATCGGCCGCCGCCTCGACCGGCTCCTCCAGTCGACCATGGGCAAGGCCATCGACCCGCGCGAGAAGGACCATCTGGCCTACAACGCCCGCGCGCTGGCCATCATCGACCGGCAGGCGAAGCTGTGGGGCGTGGATGCGCCCACCCAAATCCAGTTCACCCCCACCGACCAGCACATCGACGCGTACATCCAGAAGATCAGGCCCCTCGCGGAGGCCGACGTCGCCGGGGAAGAAGCAGACATCTTCGACGCCGAAGTCATTGAGGAGGACGACTGATGGCGAACCCGCACCCGGGCCTCCAAGGCTTCGCCGACCCGGAGAAGGAAGGCTGGCGGGAGGAGGCGCTGGCCCGGGTTATGGGCCGGGGGAAAAAGACGAAGCGGAACACCGAACGCAAGAACGGCATGTTCCTGTTCTTCGACGACGGCTTCCGGGTCCTGCTGGACGAGGCCGCCCGCCGCCGGAACATCTCGATGACCGGCTACCTGCGCCGGGCCGCCGCCGCGATGATCGCCTTCGACCTCGGCATCAACATCACGGAGGCACTGAAGCACACCGCCTACCCGGCCGGATACGGGGAGCTGGGCGGCGGGGCGCAGAAGCACCCGCACGACACCGGAGAGGGCCGCGGCAACTGGACGATCAGGGGGCTGGACTGACATGGCATTCGTGCACACTATCGAAATTGAGCTGGACGAGACGCTGAAGGCCGGGGCGCTGAAGGCATTTCTGGAGAAGGTGCCGGACACCGCGGTACTGAAAACCGTCATCACCGTCATCCCGAAGGACCGGCCGTTCGACTCGGAACGCCGGTCGGCGACACTGAAAGCGCGCTGGATCGAAGGGTAGTATCGGGGGCGCCTACCGTTAATTCGGATAGGCGCCCCCTAGCATTGGTGGCATGTACGAATATTCCGCCACAGTGATGCGTTGGGTCGACGGGGATACCGTTGACCTCCGTGTCGACCTCGGCTTCCACACCTTCATCGAGACGCGGTTCCGACTGTACGGCATCGACACTCCCGAGCGGGGCCAGAAGAACCACGATGAGGCGACTGCGCTCTGCAATTCCCTCGCACCTGTCGGCAGTAAGGTCGTGCTGAAAAGCCACAAGCCGTCCGCCATCGAGGAGGACAAGTACGGAAGGTGGCTCGCCGAGGTTGGCATTGACGTCGTCCGCAACCGGGACACCGGGCAGGTGGCGGTAATGGAACTTCCCGGCGGCGTCAGCGTCAACAGGAGCCTGATCGAAGCAGGGCTCGCCGTGCGCTACCTCGGCGGCACCAAGGGCGTGGCGGTCTGATGCCCCGGCCGCAGAAGCCGCTCGACGTCAACGAGTGGAAGAAGTGGGACCAGAAGTCCAAGGACAAGTTCCTCGCCAAGCTACAGGACGCCGAGCGGCCCAAGCGCGTCTGGTACTGCAAGACTCCGGGCCGGAACTGCGACGGCAGGCCGCACAAGGGCTACGACTATCCGCACGCCCGCTCCGACCAGTGGCCCCCGGCAGGCAAGAACTGGGACACGTGGCTCCTGAAGGGCGGGCGCGGCTCCGGCAAGACCCGCTCCGGCTCCGAATGGGTCCGCGTCATGGCCCACACCCACGAGCGCGGCTCGATCATCGGCCCGACCGTCAAGCACGTCCGCTCCGTCATGGTCGAAGGCGACTCCGGCCTGCTCGCGGTGTTCGCCGCCGCCAAGGTCCACGCCGTCTACGAGCCGTCCAAGCAACAGATCGTCGTCCCCTGCGAGTGCAGGCCCGGCGGCATCCTGCCCCTGCACCTGAACGGGCACATCATCCAGCTCTTTACCGGCGACGAACCCGAACGTCTCCGCGGCCCCCAGCACGCCTACGTCTGGCTGGACGAGCCCGCCCACTTCAAGCTCATCGACGCGGTCTGGGACAACATGCAGTTCGGCCTGCGCCTCGGCACCCACCCCGTCGTGCTGTGCTCCACCACCCCGCTTCCGACGAAGTGGATGAAGGAACTGATCGCTGACGAGGGCACCGTCTCCGTCACGGTGTCCACCTACGCGAACATGGACAACCTCGCGCCCAAGTTCAAGAAGGTGATGCTGAAGAAGTACGAAGGCACCCGGCTGGGCCGTCAGGAACTTCACGGCGAAGTGCTCGATGACATCAAGGGCGCGCTCTGGACGTGGGCGATGATCGACGACGACCGGATCGTGCCGACCGTGGACGAGGACGGCAACCTCGTCGGCGGCATCCGCAAGGAGGACATGGAGCGGATCGTCGTCGCCATCGACCCCGCGGGCACCTCCTCGAAGAAGCGTGACGAAACCGGCATCGTCGTGATCGGCAAGAAGGGTGACCACTACTACGTCCTCGCGGACTACTCGGACCACTACACCCCCGACGGCTGGGCGAAGAAGGCGTGGTACGCGTACGACCTGTGGGAGGCAGACCTCATCGTCGCGGAGAAGAACTACGGCGGCGAGATGGTGCTGTCCACCCTGCGCAACGTGCGCGACGACGGCAAGGTTGACCTCGTCACCTCCCGGCGCGGCAAGGAACTGCGCGCGGAGCCCGTTGTCGGCCTGTACGAACAGCACCGCGTCCACCACACGGCGAACTTCGGCGAGCTGGAACAGCAGATGTGCGAGTGGGTTCCCGGCGCCTCCGATTCCCCTGACCGGGTCGATGCGCTGGTGCACGGCGTTGTCAAGCTCTCCGAGGGCGGGGGCCCGGCCTCCGTCGCCATCCCGTCCGGGAATATTGGCCGCCCTCCACTCGGGTCCGCGGGGCGCTTTGGCCAGATCAACTTCTCCGATATGGCCGACTCGGTCGCTCTGCGCGGAGGACACAGCGCGGCGTAGAGGATATTGCCCGGGAACCGTATGACTGCACGGTACTCTCGTAAACATGATGGATGCCATTGCTATTGTCGCGGCCGTAATTGTCGGGACCTTCTCTGTTGCCCGGCTTACGCGTCTCGTCACTCAGGACACCTTCCCTCCCATCGTAGCTTTGCGGATGAAGTGGGACGCCCTGACCGAAGGCAGTAGCTGGAACACCCTTTTTCATTGCCACTGGTGCATGGCGCCATGGCTCACTTTGCCCATCGGAGCGTGGGGATACCTCTCGGGACTCCACATTTCGTGGTGGCTGTTCAACGGATGGCTGGCCGCGGCCTACGTCGCAAGCATGATCGTAGAAAGAGACGAGGTCGAATAACGGATGGCACGCACCCGCAAGGCGGAGGTTGCTAAGCCCGCAAACACACTGGTGGCCTCTGCCGCCCGAATGAACAGCGGCAACGCCTTCAAGAACTTCAGCCGCATTGCGCGGTCAACGTCATGGCAACCCGATGCGTGGATTTTCTATCACACCATCGGCGAGTTCCGGTATGCGTGCGACCTGCAAGGCTCCCTCATCAGCCGCGCCACCCTCTTTGTCGGGCGCGAAGTCGGCGGCAAGCACGTCCCCGAGCAGACCGGCCCCGCCGTTGATGTCCTCGCCGACTTCTTTGGCGACGCTGACGGCCGCGCAGAAATGCTCCGCCTTGCCGGTATTCACCTTGCCGTCGCCGGAGAGTTCTTCATCGTCGGCTACACCGACCCCGAAGACGAGCAGGACGTGTGGCAGATCGTGGCCGCCACCGCCATCAAGCGGCAGGGCGACGACGGCCCGTGGTCCGTCAACAACATCCAGATCGACCTTGACCCCAAGGACGTCTTCGTCACCCGCATCTGGCGGCCGGACCCGGAGAACAACGAACTGGCGATGTCCCCCACCCGGGCCGTCCTCGCCATCCTCGGCGAAATCCACCGCCTCACCGAGCACGTCGCCGCGCAGGTCGACTCCCGCCTCGCCGGGGCAGGCATCCTCCTCATGCCCTCGGACATGTCCCTGCCGACGCCGCCCGCCGTCGAGGGCGCCGAGCAGAAGACCGCGAACACCGCCGACGAACTCATGGTCATCCTCCAGACCGCCATGGCCGCGTCAATCCAGAACCGGGGCGACGCGTCCGCGCTGGTCCCCATCGTCGTCACGGCCCCCGCCGAGGCAATTGCCGCGGTCCAGCACATGACCTTCTGGTCGGAGCTGGACCAGCACGCCATCGAACTGCGCACCGAAGCGATCCGCCGCCTCGCCCTCGGCATGGACCTGCCGCCCGAAATGCTCCTCGGCATGGGCGCAGGCAACCACTGGTCCGCGTGGCAGGCCGACGAGTCCGCGATCAAGGCGCACTCCGAACCGCTCCTGAAGCTCATCACCTCCTCGCTCACCGCCGGATACCTGCGCTCCACCCTCCGTGATGAAGGTGTGGCCGAGGACGAAATCGCCCAGCTCTCGATCCGCGCGGACACCTCCGAAATGCGCCTGCGGCCCAACCGGTCCAAGGAAGCGATGGAGATGTACGACCGGGGCGAACTCTCCGGCAAGGCCCTCCTGCGCGAAACCGGATTCGACACCACCGACGCAATGGACGACGAGGAACGCGCTTCGTGGTTCCTGCGCAAGGTCGCCGCCGGGTCCACCACCCCGGAACTGGTCGAAGCCGCACTCCGGGCGCTGAAGGTCCCGCTTGGGAACATCCCGAAGCCGGCCGATTCCCCCGGCACCACCGAGGCTCGGCCGACGCCGTCGCTGAAGGACCACCCGGTCAACGAACCGCCGGACCCGCAGAAGTCTGAGACACGCAAGATTGCCCGCGACGAGGGCCGCGTCCCGAGCGCCGACATCGCCCGCAAGGCAGCTCTGATTGCGTCCGCCGAGCAGGTCGTGGTCCGGGCACTGGAGCGGGCCGGGAACAAGCTGAAGAACAAGATGCAGGTGAAGCCGTCCTGCGCGGCCGCTGACATCTACAAGTTCGTCACCATCACCGATGCTGACACCACATTCCTGCTCGACGACGCGTGGGCGCACATCCCCGCCATCGCCGAGCGGTACGCCATGGACGAGAACCGGCTCATCGGCATCGTGAACGCGTACACCGATGACCTGCTGATGACGCAGGCGCCGCACACCTTCGATCGGTTCGAGGAGTACGCCAGCGGGCGGCTGACCAAGATGGGAGCTTTCGCGTGATCCACGTATCCAACTGGTGGCAACGCCCACTGACCTGCCTGCTGGGGCTTCACCGCTTCCGGCCCCACCCCGGCGGCATCCGCTGGAAGGTCTGCTACGTCTGCTTCGGCGAGAAGGAAACCCGATGATCCGCACAGCCACCCTTGCCCTGTCAGCGGAGACGTTCGCCGCCGACCGCAAGTCCTACCTTGCCCGCAATGATGAGGAACTGCGCCCCCATGTGAAGGAGGCGCTGATCCGGCTCGGCCTGCCCGGCTGGGAACAGCAGATCGTCTCCGCCGCGCTCGATGTCTTCGACGTCACGGCCCGCTCCGAGGTGGACGAGTGGAATCAGGTCATCGACGACATGCGCGCCGCGTTCGCGCACGAGCTGTCCGAGGCGCTGGCGAAGACCAAGACCGCCAGCAACCGGGAGGCGCAGACCGACACCGTCACCCGCTGGGTGTCCACGATGGCGGTGAACGCCGCAACCGAGGCGGCCACCACCTCCGACACCGAGAACGACGTCGGGCTCGAATGGGTCACCATGCACGACGGCGACGTCCGCACCCCGCACCGCGAGGCCGAGGGGCAGATCGTCCCGTCCGGGCAGGAGTTCACCGTCGGCGGGGAGAAGATGTTCTACCCCGGCCAGCCGGTCGGCGACCCGTCCAATTGGATCAACTGCCGCTGCGTCGCCCGGCCCACCATGCTCGACAACGGGGACGCGTCCATCGTGGCATCCGGCGCTGACGAGACTGACGGGGAGGGCTTCACTTCCGCGGTGATCGTGGCCCTGCCCGCCGAGTCCGACCCGGTGTCCGCCGCATCCTCCGAGGCCGACGGCGCGCACTGCACCCTGCTGTTCCTTGGCGACACCGCCAACCTCGACGCGGACGCGCTGAAGAACGCGCTGGCCGAGTTCGTCACCAACGGCGAGGTCGGCGTCATGACGGAGAACGTCTCCGGCCGGGCCACCCTCGGCAAGGACAGCGCCGACGTGGTGCTGATCGACGGCGCCAGCCTCGTCAACATCCGCAAGGGGATGCTCGAAAACTCCGACGAACTGTTCTCCGCCTACGACGCGGTCGAGCAGTTCCCCACGTGGATTCCGCACGTCACCCTCGGCTACCCGGAAACCCCCGCCAGCGGGGAGTTCGCCGGGGAGCAGATCACCTTTGACCGCCTCGCCCTCTGGTTCGGCGAGGACCGCACCGCCATCTATCCCCTTGGAGGAACCCCTGTGTCCGATAATGCCCCTGCCACCGAAGCGGTCACAGCCGCCGTGGAGGATGCGAAGCCCGCAGAGCCCGCGCCTGCCGCTGAAGCCCCCGCCCCTGACGACCAGTCGTCACCCGACGAAACCCCTTGGCACGGAGTCCTCGCCCCCGAGGGAACACCCTCCGGCGACGGCCGCCAGTTCGCCCTCGGCGCCCTGACCAACCGGGACCTGCCCCTGCCGCTGAAGGCGATGTTCATCGACGACGAGGGCCACAAGGGCTCCGTCGTGGTCGGGCGCATCGACAACATCTTCCGCGACGGCAACCTCGTCAAGGGTGAGGGCGTCTTCGACAACTCCCCCGAAGCCGACAAGGCGAAGGGCATGGTCGAGCGCAAGATGTGGCGCGGCGTCTCTGTCGACGTGGACGCCGCAGAGCTGTCCGTCGCCGACGACACCGCCGAGGTCCAGGTCACCGAGTTCTCCACCGCCCGGATCGCGTCCGCGACCATGTGCGCGATCCCCGCGTTCGCCGAGGCATACGTCGCCATCGGCACGTGGGCCAACGCCGCCGACGACGAGACGGCACCGGAACCGGCCGCCGACGCCCCCGAGGCCGCACCACTCCCGGCCGGGCAGAAGCTGTCCTCCGTGTCGCTGGTCGCCTCCGCCGCCACCATCAGCGCCGACTACTTCCGCAACCCCATGCTGACCGAGGAAACCCCGCTGACAGTCACCGAAGACGGCCGGGTCTTCGGACACGTCGCCGGGTGGGAAACCTGCCACATCGGCTACGAGGTCTGCACCACCGCGCCGCCGTCAGCCACCGACTACGCGTACTTCCTCACCGGGCAGGTGCTCACCGACGCCGGGCCTGTGGCGGTCGGCCAGATCACCCTCGGCGGCGGGCACGCCGACGGGCGCTTCGGCCTGCGGGCCGCGGTCGCACACTACGACAACACCGGTTTTGCCGTTGCGGACATCACGGTATTCGAGGACGAGTTCGGCATCGCGTTCTCCGGCAAGCTCCGTGATGGTGTGACCGACAAGCAGGTCCACGAACTGCGTGCCACCGGAGTCTCCGGCGACTGGCGCGAAGTCCGGGTCCGCGGGAACACCTCGATGGAAATGATTGCGGCGCTGTCTGTGAACGTGCCGGGCTTCCCGATTGCCCGCTCCCGGGCAACGTACGCCAACGGCCATCAGGTGTCGCTCATTGGGCGCCCCGTCCAGATCAAGAAGGCCAATACCCTCGACGCGGCGTTCGTCGCCAAGCTCGACGCCTACCACGCGGCAAAGAAGCGGCAGGAAGCTGTCGCCAAGTTCCGCTCAGAAGTACGCGCCGAGAAGGTCGCGGCACTGAAATCCGAATTCACCACAACGGGAGGGAAGTAACCATGGCTTGCGGAGCCTGCGGGAGCAATAAGACGAAGTCCACCACCTACACCCACATCGCCCCGGACGGTACTAAGAGCGGTTACCGGACCGAAGTGGAAGCAAAAGCGGCTGTCGCCCGCAAGGGTGGGAGTTACAAGGCGGACTAATTCGCCGCGACACGCCCATAATCGACGGTTGCACAACGGCCTACGTCTAGGATTTGTCTCAGTAAGACACTTTCCGAGCCGTAGGCCGTGTGTCGACCACTGTTAGCTCTACACCACACGCACTACGTCTCACTTAGGAGAGAGTCATGGCTAAGTTCAAAGCCCCCACAGATGTAAAGGCCCTCGATAACGACGAGCTGGCCGCCGCAGTCGAGGAAGCACTCGCCGAATTCGGCCAGTACGCCGAAATCCCCGACGCCGAGGTCACCGACGAGCAGTTCGCTGACATGCAGGAACTCCGCGGCTTCGCCAAGGTAGCCCGCGAGGAACTGTCCACCCGCGAAACGGCCGCCGCCGCGCGCGCCGACGAACTCGCCGCCATCCGTCAGGAAATGGCCGCAGGCGACGAGGACGAGGACAGCTCCGAGGCAGAGGCAGAAGCCGCCGCCGCCGAGGCCGCCGCCGACGAAGCCATCAAGGCAGAGGCCGCCGCGAAGGTGGAAGCCTCCGCTAAGCGCACCGGCTTCGCCTCCAAGGCCGCGTCCAAGTCCGTCGCCCCCAAGCCCACCGCGGCCAAGGGCGGCACGCTGGTCGCCGCCGCCGAGGTCCCCGGCTTCGCCGCCGGACACAAGTTCAGCAACTTCGCTGACGCGTCCAGCGCCATCCTCAACCGGCTCCAGTCGATGCCGACGAACATTCCGAACCACCAGTCCCGCGCTGGCATTCTGAATGTCAACGTCGCCGAGACGCGCTTCACCCAGTCCAATCAGGAATTCCAGAACCGCGACCTCGAACTGCTCCTCGCGGCAGGTCAGGAGAAGTCCCTGAAGGGCGGCTCCCTCGTGGCCGCCGGTGGCTGGGGTGCGCCGTCCGAGCGGACGCTGGACTTCTGCGAACTGGAAAACGTCGACTCCCTGATCCAGCTCCCCGAGGTGACCATCACCCGCGGCGGTGTCCAGTACACCAAGGGCCCGACCCTCGCCGACGTGCTGAACTCCTCGACCGGTTTTTGGGACATGGACGAAGCAACGGCTGAAGCCGGTGTGGAACAGAAGACGTTCCTGCGTCCGACCGTTCCGGGCTTCACCGAGAAGCGCCTGAGCGCCGTGGGTATCGGCCTCGAAGCCGGTCTGCTCCTGCGTCAGGGCTGGCCCGAGGTCATCGACCGCCACGCCAAGCTCCTGACCATCGCGCACCAGATCAAGATGGCCCGCAAGTCCATCTCCCTGATCGAGGGCTTCACCGGCAACGCGAAGGCCATCACCAACGCCTTCGGCAACGCGTTCGACATCTTCCACATCCTCGAACTGCTGGCCGTCGGCGAGCGCCAGCGCCTGTCGATGTCTGTGAACCAGACCCTCGAAGCGCTGATCCCGAACTGGGTCAAGGCCGTCGTCCGCGCCGACCTCGCCCAGCGTCAGGGCGTCGACACCCCCAAGGTGACCGACGCCGAGATTGATTCCTACCTGACGGCCCGCGGCATCAAGGCGCAGTGGATCACCCAGTATCAGGACATCCCGCTGGACCCGACCACGGGCCTCGCGCTGACCTACCCGGACACGGTCGAAGTTATCTTCTACCCGGCCGGTTCCTTCGTCCGCGGTGTCGCGCCGGTCATCCAGCTCGACACCATCTACGACTCCACGAACCTGAAGAAGAACGACTACCTTCACCTGTTCATGGAGCAGGGCGTGCTGATGACCAACCCGTGCGGCGACGGACACCGCGTGTCCTTCCCGCTGTACGCCAACGGCCGCCGCGCCAACGTCTCCGGCACCGACGGTAACGACAACCTGTTCAACGCTCCCGTCGCGTAGTGAATGATCCGCTGGGGCGGTGCGGCCCATCGCCCCAGCGGATTACTTCAACCCCCGAAAGGAGGTAGGCCATGACGAAGTTCCTGATTGATCCCCCCGCCGTCGCACCCGCGACCGGCGGCCTGCTGGACCTTGCCAACGTCATCACCGCTGATGCCGACTCGCTCGCGTATCACGGACTGACGCACCGCAGGGTTCTCGGCGGCCACAACCGCGTCGTCCCCGCACCCGGGCAGGACAAGGTCTTCGACCAGAACGCAGGCTACGGCGACAGTGTCGAGTTCCAGACCTACCGCGGCATCGAGGACGCCCTGCTGTTGGGCGAAGACCCTGCCGCGCTGGCCCGTGACGCATTCAGCGCCAACGAAAGCTTCGGCGTCGAGGCCGCAGTGCAGGAGCACCTGCTGAACCCGGAGGCTGTGGACCTCACCCCGACCCCGGGAACCGGTGTCACCAGCGCGAAGGTCGCTCTCGGCCTGCTGGAGCAGTGGCTGTCGGAGAACTACTCGGGCAAGGGCCTGATCCACACCAACAAGCTCGGCGTTGAACTGCTCTTTGACCGCATCGCCGGTACTGACCCGCTTGTCACCGTCAACGGCACCCCCGTTGTCAGCGGCGCCGGGTACACCGCTGACGGCCCGGACAGCCTCACCGCCGGACCGAACGAGGTCTGGGTCTACATCTCGGGCCAGATCAACCTCTGGCAGGGGGCGCTGACCATGCAGGGCGCACCGCTCGCGAAAGCGAACCGCACCTTCGGCCTCGCCGAGCGTGCCTACGCCGCCACCAACTCAGGCCCTGTGGCCGCCATCCTCATCGGATTCTAAGGAGAACCCCATGTCGCTTGATCTGAACACCCTGAAGGACGACGAAACCTACGTTGACGGCCGCTCCCCCGAGCAGGCCGCCGACCTTCTGGAGCGCGCCGCCGCCGCCGGTCTGTCCGGCCGCGTCTTCACCACGTCCCACGGCTACATCGTCCCCACCTCCATCCTCGACGCCAAGGAAGAAGCCGACGCTGACGCTGACGCCGACGCCGACGCCGACGCTGATGCTGACGCTGATGCCGGGGAAGAAGCAGTAGCAGAGTTTGACCCGTCCAAGGCGACGGTCGAGGAAGTCAACGACTACCTCGCCAACGTCGACGACGCCGAGCGGGAGCGCGTGCTTGCCGCCGAAGCACAGGGCAAGGACCGCAAGGCCCTGCGTCCCGCCACCCCCGAGGGAGATAAGTAATGTCGCAGTCCAAGAAGGTTTCCTTCCTCCGCGGTAAGCGGATCAGGGCAACCGCCGTCAGCACCGCCGGTGTGCCGCTCTACGGAGCGTCCTCGGTCGTCACCACCAAGGGTGTCGTAACGCTGTCCTACACCACGAATGTTGAGGATGGTTCCGCGATCAGCCTGCCGAACTTCGGCGGCGAAAACTGCATCAACGAAACCGCCACCTCCAACTTCACCGGCTACAGCGTCGAAGCAGAGTTCTGCGACGTCGACTTCTCCCTGCTCAGCCTTGTTACCGGCCAGCAGGTCTACGTCGACGACAACGGCCTCGTCATCGGCATCACCGAGTCCACCGACGTGAACCTCGCGGCGGTCAACTTCGCGCTGGAGGTGTGGCTGGGCTCGAACATCCCCGGTGATTACGGCTACGTCCTCACCCCGTTCCTGACCGGCGGCACCATCGGCGACATCACCGTCGCCAACGATGCGATCACCTTCACGGTGACTGGCCTCCAGACCAAGAACGGCAACGGCTGGGGCAAGGGCCCCTACAAGGTCGAGAAGGTCCTCGGCGTCGATTCCGTCCTGCGCACCGCGATGCTGGCGAACGACCACCGCCGCACCTTCACCACGCAGGTCGCTCCCCCGGCGGTCTACGCGGGCTCCACTCCGCTCCTGAACCCGACCGATCCGGCCCTGACTGACATCACCGCCACGGTGGCCGTCAAGCAGGTCACGTTCGCCCCGACACCCTCGGGCACCACGCCGATCTGGTACGACTTCGGCGACGGCACGTGGGATTACGCGGCAACCGGCGGCTACGTCAAGACGTACGCCACGGCTGGCACGTGGACCGTCACTGCACGGCGCGGCACGTCCGTCGTCACTAAGTCCGTTACCACGACTTAGACGCAGGGCGCGGACTACGGA